AGGAAGGAGAAGGACGCTTTTGGAAGGACGGAAAACCCGTTCCCTACTATTGGAACACTCTACACGTACGATCCCACGTCGTTGCCCACAACGAACCGGATAAATTACGAGGAGTATTCGGAGCGACAAAGTTGCTACTCCAAACGGAGCAACCCTTCATCTGGCCTCTACAAGCCAGCTACCTTAACACAGACGCAGGACGCCTGTTATGGGGACGAGAAATGAGCAAAGGAGGATGGCGAACGCTATTTTCTGAAATCTATGAACACGGACCACCCAGCACGGTCTGCGGAATGGATTGGAGCCAGTTTGACAAACGTCTACTGCACCAACTAATTCGCATAGTTCATCGAATTTGGAGAAGCTACTTCGACTTCACCCGCTACGAACCAACCAACGACTATCCCAACGCTAACCCGAGAGACCCTCGACGCGTGGAACGCCTATGGGAATGGATGTGTAACGCAATCACCGACACACCTATTCTTCTACCGAATGGCGAACTATGGAAATGGAATTGGAATGGCTTCGGCTCAGGATACCAACAGACCCAACTGATGGACACCTTCGCCAACGCGATCATGATATATACATGTCTAATCGTACTTGGAGTTGACGTCCGATCAAACCTATTTTGGGCGCGCTTTCAGGGCGACGATTCTATCGTTCGCTTCTTCGAGCAAATGTTTCGTATCTACGGAAACGACTTTCTCATCATGTTTTCAGCAGTAGCTTTGAAATACTTCAACGCGAAACTAAACGTGAAGAAGTCTTTCATACTTGGCTCAGCACATCAAGCCACAGTACTAAGCTATCCGAATTGGCATGGTACACCCTACCGTGACGAAGAGGACCTACTCAGACATCTAATGTTTCCAGAGAGACCACAAGATCTCGGGAGACTAGCTGCATCAGCTATTGGACTCGCACAAGCCTCACTTGGCTCAAGCGAAAGATTCCACAATCTATGCGAACACATCTTTAACAAGCTTGTGAAGCAGAAAGGAATTAAAGTTCGATGGACCGCACTCAAATGGATGATTCGAGCAGGCTACTACGGGACACTTGACCAACTCAAACGCACTGAGTTCCCCAAAATCGAGGAACTTCTTGCATTGGGAATCACCCGTGAAAGCAGATCAGAAAATGATC